CAGATAAGAAAGCAAATACCCATGTATTAAAAGAAATAAGATCTAAAGGTTCTTTAGTTGTATTTCCTTCTGATGTATGGCATAGAGTTAAACCGGTCAAAAGTGGTATTAGACATAGTCTAGTAATCTGGAACCTTGGATGGCCATTTAAATAGGAAAGATATGAAAAAGAAAAAGAAAAGAATTAAAAAACCAAAACCAATAACTTATCCTCAACAATTAAATAGAGAAGATTATTTTAAATGTCCTATATGGTTTGGTGATGCACCAGAATTTGTTGATGAAATAAATAAAGCTTCAGATAGTTATATTGACATAGCTAAAAAAAACATGCAGCCTGATATAGATAAACGTAACAAAACAAATAAAACTAAAGGTGATTTAGGTAGTGTTTATCATTCAACAACTTTAATAGGTGATTCTAAATTTAAAGTATTAACAGATTATATAGGTGCAACTTCACATAATTTATTAATGGAAATGGGTTTTGATATGCGTGGTCATCAATTATTTACTACAGAAATGTGGGTACAAGAATTTGCTAAAAGTGGAGGTGGTCATCATACATTACATACACATTGGAATGGTCATATATCTGGTTTTTATTTTTTAAAAGCTAGTGACAAAACTTCATTACCTTTATTTGAAGATCCGAGACCAGGTAATATTATGAATCTTTTACCTGAATTAGATAAAACAAAAATAACCTATGCCAGTTCAGCTGTGCATTATAAAGTTAAACCAGGTCGAATGATATTCTTTCCGTCTTACATGCCTCATCAATACATAGTTGATTTAGGTATAGAGCCGTTTAGATTTATACATTGGAACTGCCAAGCAATATCAAAAGGAGTATTAAATGTCGTTCAAGAAAAATAAATATAAAGTATTAAAAGCAGCAGTATCGCCTGAACTAGCAGAGTTTGTTTACACATATTTTTTAAACAAAAGAACAGCTGCAAGATTTTTATTTGATCAAAAATATTTATCACCATTTAATACAGAGCATGGTGTATGGAATGATGAACAAGTTCCTAATACTTATTCACATTATGGTGATATGGTAATGGAAACATTATTAGGTAAATTAAATGACAAAATGAATAAAGAAACTTCACTAAAGTTAAGTCCTACTTATTCCTATGCAAGAATTTATAAAAAAGGAGACATCTTGGCTAGACATAAAGATAGATATTCATGTGAAGTATCTACTACGTTAAACTTAGGTGGAGACCCGTGGCCCATATATTTAGATCCAACAGGTAAAGAAGGACAAGCTGGTGTTAAAGTTAATCTTGAACCAGGTGACATGTTAATTTATTCTGGTTGTGATTTAGAACATTGGCGAGAACCTTTTGAAGGTAAAGATTGTGCACAAGTATTTCTACATTACAATAATTTAAAAGGTAAAGATGCTAAACAAAATTTATATGACAAGCGTCCTATGTTAGGTTTACCTGCATATTTTAAAGGCTTTACAGTTCCTAAAAAATAATATATACAATAAGCTTGCGGAGGGATGATCCACCACTGATTCCCTCTGCTTTATTCATATTGATATATGCTCTAATCTAGTATATTTTGTAACTTGGAGTTTATATGTTAACAAAAATCACATTAAAACCAGGTTTAGATAAACAATCATCAGATACTGGCGCAGAAGGAAGATGGGTCAATGGTGACTACATGCGTTTCAGATATAGTTATCCTGAAAAAATAGGTGGGTGGTCTCAATTAACAGCAAGTAATTTAGTAGGTGCAGGCAGGGATCAACATGCTTGGGTAGATAATGCCGGTAATAAATATGTAGCAATTGGCACCAACAAAATGCTTTACATTTATTTTGAAGGTGCTGTTTATGACATAACTCCAATTGATACAGATAAGATTCAAACCGGAGTTTCTATTGGAACTTCTAATGGTTCAATGCAACAGTAGGTGATATTCTTTTAGTAAGAGATGGGTCTATTGCTTTAACAGGGGTTAGTACTTCTTTTACAGCTGCTGACTTTAATGGAAAGTTATTTGAAGTATTAAGCACTCCAAGTGCTACTACACTAACTACTCAAATGACAACTTTAGCTAATAATAACGAAACAGGTACAGGTGGTGCTATGGCAACTGCAACTATCGATCCTTATTATGAAATAGGACCTGTTACTCAAGGATATGGTTTTGGTTGGGGTACAAATACATTTGGTGGACAAGTTATTCCACCAACATTTACAACTTTAGATGGTGTATTAACAGCAAGTGGTGGTAACAATGGTTCTGCTACAGAAATTACTTTAACTTCAACAACCAGTTTTACAATTCCCAGTGGCGGATCAACTGAAGTTATTCAAATAGACAATGAATTAATTGGCTACACTGGAATTACAGGCAACAAAGTAACAGGTATAACAAGAAGTATTAGTGGAACTACTGCTGCTTCTCATACTAATGGAACAACTGTTTTTGATGCAAGTGGCTATGTAGGTTGGGGTAGCGCAAGTTCTTCAGCGCAAGTTGTAATTGAACCAGGACAATGGAGATTAGTTAACTATGGACAAATTTTAATAGCCTTAGTACACAACAAAAAAGTATGGCAATGGGATCCAACTCAAACTAATGCTTTAATTACAAGAGCCGTTATACTACCTAATGCACCAACAGCATCAAGAGACATGGCTGTATCAACACCTGATAGACATTTAGTTTTTATTGGAACAGAAACAACCTTAGGCGATTCTACTACACAAGATGATATGTTTGTAAGATTTTCAGACCAAGAAAATATTGATGGGGTTGGAGCTTATACTGCAACCGCTACTAACACAGCAGGTTCTCAAAGATTGCCGGATGGATCTAAATTACTAGCAGTAATTGCAGGTAAGACTGCATTATATGTTTGGTCAGATACTGCAATGTATACAATGAAATTTGTAGGCCAACCTTTTACTTTTGGTTTTGAACAAGTTGGTACTAACTGTGGAATATCTAGTCAACATGCACCAGTCGAAATTGATGGTGTTGCATATTGGATGGGACCTAATGGTTTCTTTAAATATACAGGGGGTAGAGTTTATAGTATGCCTTGTCTTGTTGAAGATTATGTTTTTGAAGATATTAATGTAAATGCTAACCAACAAATACACGGAGCTGTAAACAATTTATTTGGTGAAGTAACTTGGTTTTATTGTGGTCAAGGATCAGACGAAGTTAATCGATCAGTTAGTTACAATTATATAGAATCAAGCGACTCGGATCCAATATGGACAACTAGTTCACTTGCTAGAACGACTTGGACACCAGAAGGAGTTTATGGAAAACCTTATGCTACACAGTATGTAACTAATATTGCACCAACAGAACCAAGTGTAAATGGTGTAACTAATGGTGCTAGTTATTTTTGGCAACACGAAGTAGGGACTGATGAAGTTTTTGCTAGTGGGACTGTAAATGCAATACTAGCTAACATAGAATCTGGAGATTATGATATTAGTGATCAACAAGGCCTTGCAGGGGATGGTGAATTTATGATGAGAATAAGTAGATTTTTACCTGACTTTGGTGCACAAACAGGAAATGCACAAGTTGCATTAAACACAAAAGCTTTTCCTAATAGTAATACTGTAACCAATACTTTTACGGCAACAACAAGTACCACACAATTAAACACTAGGATAAGAGCTCGTCAAATAGCTTTTAAAGTATCTAATACAGGTACTGGAGAAAACTGGAGACTAGGAACTTTTAGACTAGATATACATGCAGGAGGAAGAAGATAATGGCAAAAATATCAGAAGTAGTACCTACAATTGAAGGACCAGAGTTTGATAGACAAAACGTACAAAATTTGGCTAACAACGTAATATCAATTGTACAAAAAATGAATACTACATACCAACAACAAATAAAGGATGAGCAAGAAGCCTTTACATTTTTTACAAGTTAAGTTAAAACAATAAAAAGACTATAATGGCTAATGCATATAAACTACATCATACTACTTTGGCTGCTGCTACTACAGCTGACTGTTATACAGTACCAGCTGCAACTGTAGGAATTCTTAAATCTATTTCTGTATACAATGCAAATGTGGGGACAGCGGCTTTAACTCTATCTGTTTTTGATAGTAGTTCTAGTACAGCATTTATTTACGATAAACATTCTTTAGCGACTACTGTTAAATATGAATTTTTAAA